ATATCATCTTCATCCTCATCGGATTCGTCTTCAATTTCCATATCATCATCTAGTTCCATGTCGTCTTCAATGTCAAGTTCGTCTTGTTCTTTTGTTTCGTGTTTTACACCTTTTTCAATTTCTTGACCTTCCATTGCATCAACAGACACTTCGTCTTCAATCTCTTCATTATTTAGAGATTCTTTTACTAATTCACTGATTTCTTCCTTCATAGTAGAAGCAAGTATTCCTTTTGCATTCTCCGTAACGGCTTCTTTCAAATTCTCCATTTGTAATAGCGCTTCTTCAACTAAGTTTTGTTTTTTTTGTTTCATTATAGTTTTTTTTTGCAAAATGTTTATTTATAGTTTCTATTATAAATATGCCGAAATTAAAAAAAAATCCATTTAGGAAACAATAGGCAAAAAAAAATCGGGTATTACCCCGATTTATAAATTATATTATGTGTGTCGAGGTTACTCGATTACCTCATCAATTTTACTTTCAACACATGCAGATATTCTCCAATCATGTGTGAATCCTTCAAACGCTTTAGTAACTTTAGCCTCAACATCTGTTACGTTGAAACCTTTTACTAATTTTTCTTCTCTAATTTTTTTGATTTTACCTGAATGTTCATCAGGTAAGTCATACTGAATTTTTGCGACAAAATACTTTTCTTCCATTTTACTTTTTTTCTTAGTTATTAATTAATACCCTAAATAATCGGTTAATTTCTTCATTAAGTCAAGTGATTTTTCTAAACCTTTTTCAGGTTCACCTTCAGCGCTTCTTAATTTAGTTTCTTCTTCAATATTTTCATCATACTTAATTCTATCATCTTGATTCAAGAATAAGTAAGCTCCTGGTGTTGATGGAGATGAAACTAAGTCAAAACAAATTAGTTCAAAATCCTCCTGTACTTCGTTCCTATCACCTTTTTTCACTAATGAACCGACACCACGAGAGGAAACCCCCATTGTTACACCTTGTCTCATAAGATTTGCTGCTTGGTCACCGGGACATGAAACTACCCCTGTCTGATGAAACCCTGGAGAAGTTAATAACTTTATCTTACCCATTAATACATTACCTTCCCACCACATTTCAGTAATTAAATGAGATACACGGTCTAAATCAATTAATGATGATTCAGGGTGATTAAGTTCTGAAATAGATAACCCTTTCTTTATCGCTTCTTGGTATTTTTCACCTTCTCTTCTTAATATCTTTTCAGGATATATTCTACCGTTTCTATTTGGTGTGTCGTATTTTTGTAATACTGCGTAAAACTCAAAAGGTTTAGAATGGTCTAATTGACCATACGATTCTTTTATTACATCGGCGTTACGTCTATCGTTTGGGTTAATAAATCCAGCGTCCCATTCAATTAAAATTCCTTTACCCGTATCATTTGGTCCTAATATCTTCATATCTTTTTATTTTATAAATATGTCACGTTTAGTATTCAATACCAATATAAACGTCCCACTCACTTATTTTAATTGGAGTTACCCTCAATAACTGATTTATTTTATCACTAATAAATACCTTATATTCTAATGTAAAGTTAGAGTCGTCACCGTCTCCTGAGAAAAAAACATAGTTATTTGCGAACTCAGTAACATCTTGTCCGTTATACACTACTTTACCAATAGTGACTCGAACACCTATATCTTCATCTTCAATATTACCTTCTAACATAACACTACTCGGTTCAATAAAGCTATCCTTATAACCAAATTCATATATAATTTTTTTAGGGTCTATAAGGTTATTAAGGTTATCTAAAGTAGTGTTAACTTCAAATAACCTTAACATCTGACTTTCATTAATTATAACTTCCATTTAATAGTTTTACTATAAATAGTTTAAACTGTTTGTTTTTTAGTTTTATGTAATATGAAATGTTTAGATTTCATTAATGGATACCCATAAAGTGTATTTACTATTTGTTTTACTCTATCTCTTAATATGATAGATTTAAAATCTAATTCTTCTTTTACAAATAAAGTTACTTCCAAATTCATAAAACTTCTTTTACCTAATTGTATACCACTACTCCTTAAATCTAAATCAACTATATTGTGTTTTTCAAATATTAGTGGGTCAACTACCTCTAATAAATGATGTTTAATATTTCTTTCTAACATTCCTGTGGTTCGTGACCAATTGTCTACATTAACCACTGGTTCTACCCAACTCTGTATTAGGATATAAACCGATTTTAATTTTTTTGCGTCTACTGTACCATAACTACACTTTGCGTTTTCGTATCCCGATAACTGGGATGTTTTTCCTTTTTTCATATAAATTCATAATATCTATTGTTTATTTGTTCTACGAAAATATAACCATAAAAAGGTCGGTAGTCAAAATATTGATAAAGTGAATCTATTTATTATAATAAGTAATATATGATTATAATTAAAATAGGTAGTAAAGAAAATATCGATAGAGCCCTTAAAAGGTGGAAAAATAAAGTTTATAAAACTAAACAGTTAAATAGACTTCGTGAGCAAAAAGAGTACACTAAAAAGTCCACTAAGAGAAGAAAAGAGAAACAAAAAGCAATTTATATACAAAAAATAAAGGATTCAGAAAACTAAACCCTTTTTTTATTTTATATGTTATGTAGGGTTATAACCCTTGCTCTAATTGTTTTAATTTATAAAGTGAAGTTAAAGATATTTCGGACTCATTAATTCTATTAATGGTTTCATTAACTCTATTATTTAAATCCTCATCGTTCGATTCATTAACTTTTTCAGTTAACTTTTTTAATACAACACCTTTAGAAATAGTTATTTCTTCAGTTAATTCAGTTTTAGACAATGATAAAAGATTTTTTAATTCTTTTTTTTCTTCTTCACTAATGTCACCATACTCACGATTAAAAGTATTAGTTGCAATTTTTAACATAGAACTTAAAGGAATGTTAATTGATTCAGTTACGTTTAAGACTTCTTTAGTCTCACCTAATATCTTTTTTATGTTGTTTTTACATTCTAAAACTTCCTCAAGTTTTCTTACCGAATTAATATAAACAACAGTATCAATATCCGAGTATTGATTAATTGTTTCTTTTTCTAAGTTTTCAGAAACCCACATATTAACTTCTTTAAGTTTAGTGGATTCAGTTGTTAGTATATCTTTTATTTTCTCAATACATTCATTTACATAATCGTCTACGATGTCTTTTGAGAGGCCTTTCTTTTTAGAGAGTTCATCATATAAAAAATATGCTTCAGTAAGTTTTTCGTTTTTAATAATATGACTTTTAAATGACCTCATATTGGTTTTAAACGAATTTTTACCATATGACTTAGTCATTAAAGATTCTATATTTGATTTTATTTGTCCGAATTTATCCATAACTGTTTTTATTATAAATATTAACTATCTAGTAATGTTCTTAGTTCATCTTCGATTTTACCTAAAGATACTCTACCTTTTGATAAATCTATTTCAGAAATACCCGTTACCATATCATTTTCTAATATCATATTTAAGTCTTTTTCATTAATACCTTCAGGTGTTACATCTCCACCGGTATCTCCACCGGTATCACCTAAGTCACCACCTAAGTCACCACCTAAGTCGCCTCCTAAATCACCTCCAAAATCACTACCACCTCCATCGGAACCAAATCCTGTGTCTGACGGTTCAGTTACTTCACCTTCAGGTGCTCCACCTTCACCAGGTTTGTCACCATATAACTTATCGATATTCGCAAATATACCTGTCTTACTAATTGTTTCAGAAGTCTTCTCTAATTCAGCTCCAACTGCCTTTTCAATTCTTTGTTGTTGTAAATCAAGTTTAATTTCTTCATCTGAGAAACCTAAAATATGTTTCTTAGCCCATGAAGAAGACACTGGTTGAATCCCATTTCCTGGGTCAGATACCGCGTCACGATAAAGAGCCACTTTTTGTTGCCATTGCTCCACCTTAAGTAAATCAGCTTGTGTTGATGGGTTAGTTAAACCTAATGTAAAGTTATTTAATTCATCTTCAAAACCTAATAAGTATAAATGAATGATTGCTATCTTATTTAATTCTTGAATCATAGATTTTTGAATTCTATTGATTGTACGAGCGAATCTAATATCTTGTAATGCTAAATTTTTACCGTCACCGACTACTTCTTCAAACCCTAAGAATGCCTTAGGTACTCTAAGAGCTGTTAGTAATTTTTTCTGAATATACTCAATATCCGCGATTTCAGATAAATTTTGTGCGCCCGGTAAAGTATCTATTGGATTCGGAGCGTTAGCATCACGAACAGGTATAAAATAATCTTGGTCAACCGCCATTTGATTATACCTTAAATCAACATTACCATTTGTAGAATCGACTACTTGGTCTCTTTTAAATTTATTTGCTACTCTTTGTACATACGGTTCAACGTCTTTGTCATCCATATTACCAACAAAAACTTTAAAGACTCTTCTTTCGGGAGCCCTTGATGTTCGGTAAACTAACATAGCGTCTTCAGATAATATTAGTTGTTTCCATATTCTCCTGGCCTTTTCTAACATAGAGGTACCATAAGGTAATTTACGGTCATCACCTAATAATCTAAAGTGAGCCATTTCCCAAGTATTTAGTACCATATCTTTATTTTGCCATAAAAATTTAAGTGCATCATTCTCACTATCGACACTGTTACGTTCTGGTTTCATTTTCATTCCTCGTTCTTGACGAGTGATTTCAATGTTAGGTAGTTGTTGTACACCCATAACTCCCTTTTCAGGGTCTAATTTAAGGTAAACAAAGTTATCACCGTATTTACAAGTATTTCTTGTCCACATAGGTAGGTTAGTACTAATGTCGAGTCTATTGTTAAATAAGTCACCAAGAACTGATTTAATCCTCTTACTTTCAGAATATATCTGTAGTATATGCCCATCTTCGTTCACTGTTGTTGATTCTTCCCCATATATATCTAACGCCGCAGATATTTCAGGTGTGTATTCCATACTTTCATAATCATAAAATGAAGCTAATCTAGTTGGTTCATAATATACAGCTTGAGTATATAAGTTGTTCTCTACCTTCTGCCATTGTTGACCAAGATAAAGTGTTTGTTGGGCTTGAAGCTTTTCTCTTTCGTACTCCTTTTTATCGGGAGTTTTTAAGAGTTCTTTCTTATCGAACGTAAATGTAGGCGCCTGTTGGTCAAGGGTTGAGTCGGGACCGAACACCTTAGTAAGTCGTTGCCATATTGTATAATTTTCTGCCATACCTCTTTTTTAGATAAATAGTAACATTATTTGAATTAAACTAAACATTTAAAACTTTCCAAATAACCAAGAATTATCTTGATAGTCCTGTTTAGTTGCTTGCCCTCTGTTTAGATTATGGTTTAT